CCTTTATCTGAGTTCTTAACTCAAGACCTTCTTTGCCTTCAGTAAGGTACTGGTCGTTTTCCTTCAACCAAGCGATTAGCTTAGTCGGGTTAATCACAAGACTCGCTTTCACGAAATCAGGTGTTTTCTCGTTAGGTGTAAAGACGTTTACTCCGTCTATAAATACTACTTTGTTTTCCATTATTTTGGGTTTATTAAGTTACTAAGGTAATCATTTGCAAATTCTAAGCGTTCTCTGAGTTGCTCTTGCATTTCAAGGTCTTGCTCTACTCTAATCTCAATCAGTTTAAAGCGTTCGTCCTTGATGCGTGGGTCGAAGCTAACGAACCGACAAGCTACCGCTCCAGTTGCCAGCATTTGCCCTTGCATCTGCCACATATACTTAGGGTCTATGTAACCTTCAAAGGCAGTCTTGAGATGGTTGCTGGTGTTATACGGGCACTTGATTTCTATAAGTTCCCCGTTGACCATTCCGTCAGGACTTGCGCCTGAGTATTCGTTAATCGGAACGAACGGCATCTCTTCAATGGTTAACCCAGTAGTCTCTTGGAAGTAAGCCTTGCAGATTGGTTCGTTTTCAGTCCCCCAGTCTAATGCGGCTCCAAAGATTTCCTTTCGTTCTTCCGTCAAGAGTTCTGCTGCCTTCTCGTAAATGTAGCTTACTGCGGTTGCCCCTAGTACTTCATCTTTCTTTCGAGCGTTGGTCATAAGTTCCCCGAATCGGGAAGCGGTAAACTTCCCCATTCTTTGCTTGTGCCATTCGTCAGTTCGTTGTTCTGTAAATAGTTCTTCTAACATCTTATTGTTCTTTTGGTGGTTCAGGTAGTGGCATCCAATGGGTAACGTATGAACCGTCCATAATCCACCCAGACTCTAAGTTTCTCCAGTCATTCCCAGAGATATATGCTATACTAATATCTCCGCGAAATTCAAACACTAAAACGTCATCTTCTTTTTCAGGCAATCTATCCTTTACATCTATCCATTCCATCTTACTTGCGTTTAAAGTCGTCCGATTCATCTTCGCCAAATACTCCTACTTCGTAAAGCCCTGAGAGTTTTAGAACCACTCTTGACAAGGCTCGTTTCTCAGCCATAGCAACTGGGTATTTTTGTCTTGTGTTATCAGGTGCGGACTCTCCGAAGGTTTCCATTTGAACGGGTAAGCCGTTACCGTTAGACATCTCGCCAGTTGCTTTGATAACTACGTGTTTAAGGTCTTCCGATAAGCTGACTACTTCATAGCTAACTCTGATACACTTGTGCGCTTGGATGCGCTCAATGCCTTGTCGGGTTATAATTACAAAGCCTTGTGGGCTTTTGAAAAAGTGGTCTTTGTTTAGACCGTTTTCTTTTGCGAGACTCGTAAGCCTCTCTTTCTGCGTTTCGTTCATCGTTCTGTTTTTGATGTTTATTAAAGTTACGAATTTAAAGTTTGAATGTCAACCGCCGTTCTTTTGCAATCGTCATAAATACGAATAAAAGTGTAAGCCGATGACTTGATAGGCTTTGCTCTTGAATGCTTTACAATTTGCCAAAACTCGTTAGAGTCTGCGCTTATTGTTCCGCCACCGCATTGCAATTTCTGTATTGCTTTGTCTGCTAGTTTACGGGAGAATGCTGGTATCTGCATATCTGAAAGTCGCTCTTGAAATGTTAAGTGGTTCATCGTTCTGTTATTAAATGTTTCGACAAATATATAAATAACCTTTTGAATAATCACCATACCAATGCGTTTTTTTTTAGAAGTTTTTTTGCCTCCATCATTCCGCTCAATGTATAAACGTCTATTTTATACAACTCTGCTAATTGAAAAACCTTGTGTAGCTGGTCAGAGTAGAACCAAACGACCTCGCCACTTCGCAAAGTGTGAGCCTCGTATAACTGACCTCTTTCGTCTACTTTTCCCATTGTACACCGTTCCAGTTATAAGTGAAAGACTTTTCAAGAACTCCGTTCACAAACTGTTGAACTGTGACGTTTGAAACAACACCTACTTTTTCAAGTCGGTTCATTTCTTCTTGAGTTTCTACAAATGTAGATTTCCATTCTGAAACTCCTTTTGGCGATGTGATAAGAAAAGCATTCATAGCGTGTCCGTTTTTAATGACACCCCAAATATATAAATAACCTTTTGAATAATCACCATACAAAGCAAAGTTTTTTCAAATTATTTTTATTCTGAACTTAATTCTGTCGAGAATAGGCGTTTAAAATAGCCTCTTGGTTTAACTCTATCTCACGGTTACGCTCCTCCGCGCTAACTGCCGCATCAAAGATAACGTCTTGAGTCTCCTCTAACTGGCTGACTTTATAACCTATATAAAGAAGGAGCCCGACAACCAGTAAAAGAAGGCAAACGGAAACGGTTAGTAAGAAGATTATCATAATTCCATTAGTTCATTAATTACAGTCTTGCCACCTATTACAACGGCACAACCAATTGCTGGCTTCTTTCCACGTTTGGCGTAAGCGAAAGCGTACTTGTCGAAGTCAATTCCGCAACCGACCTGAGTACCGAATACTTTAAAGTTCTGACCAACGTACCATTCCGAATAGCATTGAGTATGAAGATGTCCTTGAACCGTGCTTTGCATATCTGCGCGGCACTTAGTCCGAGCCGTTCCAGCTTCACCGTGAACGTACTGCACTCCATCGTAAGCCACCCTATCAACAAATCGCCAAGTCGGAGCGTTCAAGACTTCGTTAAATGATTTAATCCACGCCTTCGGAATGCCGCCTGAGAAAGCCTTTCTTGAGATTATACGGTCGTGGTTTCCTATTGTTACGTCTGCAACTGGGAAAGCCTCCACCCATCTTTGAAGTCTTTGTATTGCAAGTTCAAGTTCTTGCCCTCCGCCTAAACCGTCTGGGTCTGTCTCGTGGAAACTTGAATAATGAGAATCAATGCAGTCGCCAATAAAAACCACTTGGTTACAGTTGTGCTTTCGGTAAGTGTCCTTGCAGAAGTCAAGGTAACCATCTAAACAAAACGGCTCGTGGAGGTCTCCTATTACTAAGATTCTACGCTCCTTCCGGGTTAGGTTATTCCAAGCAACTAGCATTTGCCCCTTAATTCGAGGTCTAAAGTCGCTCATTGTGCCTGAACTATGTCCGCAAACTCAGCGTCTAGCGAACGAATTTCCCGTAGCAACTCCGCCCATTTAATCTTAACCTCAAAGCGTTCTAAATCAGTAGACTCAGTACCAAGATTAGCTTGATTAGAAGCGTTCTTTTGTAGCAATTTGTCTATTGCTTCTCTTGTTATTGGGTTAGTATGGTATATCATCTGTTTATAATGTTTCGACCAACGCCAACGCCTACAAAGTGTTGACCGTTAAAGCCATAGTTTGCGCTAATGTAAGTTCTTTTTATAGTTACTTGTAATCCAAGCCCAAACAAAGGAGTGTAATTTTCGACAAAATCGCTCTGAAGCCCGACCAGTCCGTGAACGCCTAACGCCCACCCTAAAGGTTTCTTCCGTAATTCTACTTTCAAGTTCTCGGTTCTGTTCTGATAGTTGCTCCAAGTTAATCTAATGTCGTTTACTGTCGTGTCGTAGTTGGCTATCTCTGTCAGCCACGTTTCCACTATCTTAAAAGTGTCTATCAATAACATTGTATCTAAGCGAATAACTATTCTATCTTGGTAGATAGTGTCCCTTTGTGTTATTACTTTCTTAGAGACAAAGCGAACGGTATCGGTGCGCCATCTGTCAACGTATTCAATAGTCGGGACTGGCTTCTCTATTACCTTTGTTATGGTTTTAGCTTCTGAGTTGCAGCCTTGCCAAGCCACTATAAGACCAAGCAAGAAAGCAAGAATGTAAGGAAGAAACTCCTTAACTAAACGTATTGCGATGTCCCTTCCCAAACTGCGACTTCTTCTTCTCTTCTTCGGATTAAACCTTTAAGAACTCTTCCTCCTCCTTTGTTCCATCTTCTGAACTGGCTCGGTATTTCTGAATAGTTAGGGTTTGAATTTAACCAAGCTAATAAAGTAGACTTTGAGAAGTTGCCGATTCCTACATTATATGTAAACGAAATTAGAGCGGCTAATTTGTGCGCTGGTAGTTTGACCTCCACAACATTCTTTACTTGCTTCTCTACGCTCTTTATAGTGTCCAGTAGCATCTTCTCCGCTTCCTTCTTGGTTATGTCTGAGTCGTCCATCGTAACCCGTTCACCGTTGGCGTACATTGTATTACCGTAGCCTATGGTTGGAATGTTAGCCGGGCACAAATAAGGTTCTGAAGAATAGCCCTCAAACTCTTTTATTACCTCTGCGGCTATCTTTGCCGCGTTTGCTCTTGGTTTCTTCTTTGCAGTTTCCATTTGTACACTTACATTCTACGGGTTGCCAAGCGCACCACTTTACATTTTGCAACGGTTCTCTTTAAGTTCGCCTCTCATCTCAACTAACGCTTTCGTGTTATCGGCAATTACATCGCTGAACTTGTCAACGTGTTTGTCATTCGCCTCTTGCCAATCCTTCCGTTCATCTCTATGGATGTCTGTCAGCTTGTTTAAATAGAAGATAAGGACACCCAAAAAGACCCCAGCTATACCGTACTGCGTAAACGCTTCGATTAGTATTTCCATTATAACACTAAGTTTCCTTGTTCGTCAATCTCAGGAACAATGCCCCAAACTAATAACTCAGCAATCCATTGCTCTTCGTCAGTAAATTCGTCAAAAATCCAAATCGTTTCAAACACTTGGTTTGGCTCAACCCATCCGTAGCTTTTAACTTCGGTTCGCTCGTCATCGAAACAGATGTAATAGGTTCTGACTGAAGGGTATTTAATTTCGTTCATCTTGTTTTATTTATGCTGCTCCACCGTCTGTAATGCCGCCCCACTTAGCGATGAGGCTTGTTCGTGCTGCTTCGGCTGCTCCTCCCGATGTGTATTTACTGCCGCCAAAGTTTACTGTGCCCGAGTAAGACATTGCTCCTTGTGCATCCCAAGCAATTAGTAGAGCATCATAGTTAGCAGTTGATAATGTTACATCACTCATAAAGTTTCCGAAAGCCGTAACCTGACCAACAACCCAACTGCTTATATCTTGGTCAAATAAATAGTTGCGAAAAAACATCACAAGCATATCTGTTATGTTTGACGTGTCCCAAGTCGATAAGTCTTGGTTAAAGTTGTAGCAATAAGCAAACATTCTCCTAGTGTTTGTGGCATTAGTCATGTCCCAAGTAGACAACGGCTGGTCAAATAAGTAGCACGTTTCAAAACAACCCGAATTGTTTCCACTTGACCCGAATATTTCAACGCTAGACACATCCCAATTTGAAATATCACCGTTGAATATGGAACATTTTGAGAAAGTATAAGCCAATGAAGTTGTGGAAATTATAGGTGCGTCAGTTGCTGAAATATTTAGATTCGAACAACCGTAAAAAGTGCTGGTGTTCGCTATATCAAATGTTCCCCAATTGCTTACGTCTGTAATTTTCCGTCTATCACCAGAGTTTGCAAAACGAAAGGTGTTAATAGTTCCCGAAATGGTAACCGTATAAGTACCACCAGCGGCATAAGTATGTGTATTAGTTGTATCAATATTTCCATCGCCCCAATCAACAGTAGGTCCAGCAGTCATAGGTAATACAATAGTGTCACTTGCCGACCCAGCTTGAGTAGTGTCCCAAGTTGAAACAAAATCGGGATTAGGTGCAGCACCCCCACCGCCTCCGCGAATTGGTCGAAGTCCTATTTTAGAACTGCCTATCATTGGTTATAAACGATAACGCTTCCGCTTGTCAAAGTGATAGCAGTAATAGCTTCGCCACTTGGAACAACGATGTAAGCCCCAGCCTTTAGCGGAGTGCTTAGTCCGTAAGCCGCTAGTGAGTCAGTTGAGCCTACGGTAAAAACGGTTACAACAGTATCTTCTTGAGCGATAAAAGCATATCCCGTTAGTGAAGTGTGAGCCGCAGCACCGAGAACTTTACACCCTCTTCCGCCTAGTAATTTTTGTGAATCAGTCATTTTTTAAATTGGTATTTGGCACTTGTTATAATCGTATGGTTGAGTTATCGAAAGAACACAAGCGTGTCCGCTAACTTTGTCATCAAAGCGTTCGGTGAATGGTTCAAGTGTAACGCTCGGTTGTATGCTTAAATCGGTCGTGTGCAACTGTCGAAAGTATGCCACAAAGTCAAGCAAAACTTGAATCGTGTCGCTCATTACTTCTTGCTCGTTCTCTTCACCCGGTAAGACTCTGTCCATTGCCAAGAGTCGAATATTATAAGTTAAAGTTCGCTCAGAAAGAACAACGCTCTCCTCGATAGCCCACAAAACAAGGTAGTCAAGTTCCTTCGGGTTGATTTCCCAAACGTCCCCGTGACCGTACTGTTGCACCTGAAGATGAGCAGTCGCCTCGTTTTCTATCAGAGTTAGTATTTCGTTGAGCGTGTACATATTTCTTTAACTTCTCTAAATTCTTAATATTTACGTTTACGCTCATATTTATCTTCAAGGCTTATGTTTCTTCTTGTGTTGCCTAGAAACATACCAGTCGTGTATGTTCTAGTATCGGGCTGGATTGTGTCAAGTCCGCTATTCGGGTTGGCGTAAGCTGGGTAATTCGTACTGTTTTCGAGTAAGAAGTTAACCAGTCTTTCCGTGTACCATTCCGCTTTATCTCGGTACTTATGTTGAATGAAATTAATCTCGTCAAGTGATGCGTTTGAACTGTTCTCACTTGATTGTTGATGCAGTCCTTTGTTAAGGAACTTGTAGCTAATAGCCGTAGGTGCTTCTGACTGAACCCAATAAAGTAAAGACGGTTGTATGTAGTCCTCTAAAAGCGTGAGATTTGCAGCCGTTAAACTTGATGCCGTTATCTGCGCTTTGAGTTCATCGTATAAAGTAGTACCAATCTTGTGTTGGATGTGTATATCCTGACACATCAACACAACTGGTCGCAAGTATTTAAAGTCAATATTCTCGTGTAAAAGAGTATTGTCCTTTAGGAAAGTTTCGGATATGAATAATACGTTAGCCATCTTACTTCTTTATACGCATTAGTTTCTGTTTCCAATAATGGCGACAATGGTAAGACTTGCCCCAAAAGCCACCGCCTCGCATCCATACATTTCTGTTATTGCTCACTCCGATGTCTTGAATTTCGTCAAGTTGCCAAGACTTATTTTCTTCCTCCACCAATTTAACCAGCTTCCTACAAAAGTCTCGAGTCGTTGGAATAATAGAAGCACCACTTGCTTCGGGTCGCTTCTCATAAGTGTAACGAATAACGAACTCTTCCTCTACTGGTGGAATCTCTTTAAGTAATCGTTCGCCTTCTTTGGTAATGTTAACGACTCGTTGGCTAGAGTCTAGCACTTCGCCAATTTCCAACACAATAGCGTTCGCTTCATTCAGTACCTGAAGCCCAGCCATAACTCTTTCAATTGAAAGTTGTAACTGTTCTGCAATTGCTAAGAATGGAGTGGCTGGATTCTCTTTTAAGATGTTTAAGATAGCCGTGTCAATCGGGTTAACTTCTGCGAACCAATACTTTCTATTAAGTTCTTCGTGTAGCTTTGCGGAGGTCTCGCTTTCAAAGTTCAAAGCCTTACCGTTTCCGACTGGTTCGTAGTCTGTTGAGCCGCAATTCTTGAAGTGTTCAATAATTAAGTCGTCCTCGTCTTTTGAAGTTTTAGCCGCTTCAAGTGGTTTTTCAAGTTTTGGAAGTCCGACCTTCTCGCGAATTTCTTCTTGAGTCATTACAGACGTAACGGTAGCCTCTGAGAACTGCACCGAAATCGGCTCAGTATCTTGAATGTAAAGACGGTTAGAAAGCCCTTGCAAAGAAGCTAGTTCGTTAAACACCCTTTCGATAAATTGTTGGCGGTTGTTTATATAAGTGTTTTGAAACAACTCAAACGAATCGACTAATTGATTTCTTGAAGTGAAGATTCCGTCCTCCTTAATTCCGAATAAAGCTGGGTCAGTTACTTGGTGACCAGCGTAGATTTCTCTTTGTACCGTCTTGTTTAATATATCGAAACGCTTGTCGAAGTCGTTTCCGTTTAGTTGCTGAATTTCTACGCCTCGTTCTTTAGAATCTGCAAAGTTTAGAACAATCGAGTTAGCGTTATCAGTCCCCGAAAATTTGCTAACTATCTGATTTTCAATCTGTTCTTGCTCCTCAAGCGTAGGTTCGCCATTGTGAAAAGATACGATAGTCCCGCCAACAAATCCCGATTTACAACTATTGAGATGGAAATTCGCAATTTCAGTATCGAGTTCAATGTAAGAAGTAGAACCCAAATAAGTCGGTAGTGGGTAGTATTTGCAGTCAGGCGAATAACCTTTAACGTAAAGTAGTTGTTTGCCGCTTGGCTCTTTCCAATTAAACGCCTCAATCTTCTCAACAACGGGGTTATGTTTGCTCCAGTCCTCCGAGTAGTAATAGCAAGAGCCGTCTTCGTTGCTACGGTAACGTGCGAAGTCAGCGTGATATACTGCCGCAATCTTGTCGTTTAGTTGGTTGTAAACTATCTCAATAGCAAAGCCGTTGTAAAGTTCGTAATCGAGTGCGACCTTTTCCAAGATGTCGTTAAGGCTCTCGTATTGGTTCGGATGGTTGATGAACTCTTGTAACTTGGCAAGTCCCATAGTGTCCAATCCTTCAGCGTTAACCGCCCAACCTTGACCAACTACATAATCTTTTTTAGAGTTGATTATAGCGTGGTTCTTTGCGCTTCTGCGATAAAGGTCAAGCAAGTATTCAGGATAGCGGTTCTTGTATTCGCCTTCGTCTCCGAATAGAATCCAATCTTTGCCCCTTGCCTCCTTGAAGGTTGGCACTTTCTGAGTACCGAAATTTAAAACTTTAAGAGCCATACACTACATAATTTGAGTTACCGCCTGAGTAGCTAGTAACTGGTGTGGTTGTTCCCGTAACCTTTACGATTCCGCTTTCTAATTCAACCAATCCAGTTGGGTCTAGGTTAGAACTTGAGACGTTAGCGTAAACATAGTAACGCCATTGTCCTTCTGTGGTCATTTCCACTTGAGCGTTTAAGTTGTCGGGGCTTGTTTGTTCTGTTATTGTAAACCTATTGTATCTATTCGGGAAAGAACTAGAATCCGTTGCAATGCAATACTCCACCGCTTCGGTGTTATCGCTTTGGAACTTGAACAAGTAGTAAGTAGCCGTCCCCCTTTCTTTGAGGGTTAAGGCTATCTCGTTCGGGCTATTTCGTTCTATATTAATCAAACTGCAAACACAACAAATTCAACGTCTACGTCTGCCGTGTCAGCTTGTGCTGAGATGTCGTCAATGTCAACGAAAGCGCTGAATGCACTTGCGGTTGCATCAACGTCCATTGAACCAGTAGAAAGCATAAAGGTTGCGCCAGCATCAACTTTAACGTCTGCCGTTTCTGCTCCCGACTTCTTGAACCTTACTCTAATAAAGTTAGTATCGTCAAGGTTTGTAATTCTAATGTAACGAATTGCCGAGCGTACAAACTTCCCTCTTCCGTTAGCTGAGTTTAATTCGATAAGGTCAATCTCTCCTGAATGCGCTACGGTCATAACCCTACGGTCTGCCTCTGCCACGTTTGTAATTGTGCGAGTGTGTGAGCCTCCTCTATCTACGTTTCCGAGCGTTAGAGATTCTACTATTTGTACGGTTGCCGTTGCGGCAGTTACGGTTGAAGCCATTGTGTTTTTATATAGATAGCAAAATGTTGTTTTTGTGCCATCTGTAAAAAAAGAAACCCTCACCGAATGGCAAGGGTCTCTAAACAGAACTAAGAAAGAACTCCCGAAAGAGAGTGTAAAGATAGTTAAATTATGCTTGTACGGTACTTGTTACCAAATCAACTTCTGCCTGAGCAATAGACAAGACTGGTTCTTTTTCCATTCCTGAAAGTGTTAAACTGTAACCGCTTAAATCGCCAAATGCAGTCCCCGTTGCTGAAGTACCAGCGTTCAATTCAAGACCATTGTCGTAACCAGCAACCCAGTAAGAGCCATCATTGCCTTCAACGATAGCCACAAGCCTTTGCTGAGCGAGAACTTTAATCTCGTTTCTTTTGGTAACGTCCAACTTTGATAGAACGATTACAACTTCAGGAGTGTAATAAACAGTTCCATTTTGTGAAGAACCGTTAATTGTTTCCGTTAGTGAAGATGTTTCTTTGAGTTGGTCGTATTTGAAGAACTCAAGAGCCGCAGAACCAAAGCCAGTAATTGCACCAGCCGCAACCGTTGCAGCCATTGCAGTATAGTCCTCAAGACTTCCCAATCTAACGCTCTTCACTCCGCCAACTGCATCGCGGCAGTCAAGGTAAAAACCCGTAGTTAATGCACAAGAAGTATATGCCATTTTGTTTTTGTTTTAGAGTGAAGGGGCGACCGAAGCCGCCCCGTTAAATTAAATTGCTACTTTACCAACTTGGTCAGGGTAAGCAAACTGCGTTCCCATAGTGAACTCTATTGCAACACGGTACTTTCTATCGTCTTGCGAATACCAGCTTTCAATTTTGCTTGAATCTGAATCCAAATCTACTCCCAAGAAAGCGTTAGCCATTGACATTCCGTAAGCCGCGTTGAATCCTTCAAGACCACCAACACCAACTACTTCGATGTTTGTTCCCGGAAAGATAAGTCTTAGTGGGTCGAAGTCTGAAGTGTAGTTATTAAGTTGACCACCAGCTGAAGAAAGACCGTTTCCGTTCATCAAAGCCGCTGCAAGAGTTCTGAATTTATCAGTTCCTAAGAAGATTTTAAAGTCTGACTGAGCAACTGCCGCGCTTGGAGTTTCAACGTAGATTCTTTCAATTGCTTCTAAGATGTTTGAGATACTCAAACCAGTAGTAAGCGGTGTTGGGAAAGAACCAGTTGCCGCATTAGCATCCGTGAAAGAAGCCGTTGGAATCAAAAGCCCGTCAAACATTCCCAAGTTACCAACTCCAGTAGCAAAGTTACCACCCCAAATTACCTTTTCTATCTCGTCTTGAACTTTTTCAACAAGGTAGTTAGCAAACTGCTCTTCGAAAGGCAAAGCCTCTTGATGCGTTCCCGCTGGCATTTGTGTCCTCCAGTAATAAGCGTTCAAGTCTTTTGGACAGAACTCCATATTGATTTTAACTTGCTTCGCATCAATTTCTCTTTGAGTCAAGTCAACATCACCAAGAGCATTCCAAGTACAACCTGAGCCGTCTTGCATCACCACGTCAGAATCGAGTAGGTTAATTTTTGTTTTGCCTTTCACTCCGATTTGAGGTGTTAGCATTGAAGCCGTTCTTCCTCCAATGAGACTCTTTGTCACCATCGGAAAAGATTGTTCGTCTATATAGGCGGTTAGCCCAGTTAAATCTAAAGCCATTTTTTAAGGTTTTATAAGTTTATAAGTTTATTTGTTTTGTTTCTGCATTACTGCGCTAATCTTAGAAGCTAGTTCTGAGTAGTCAGTTCCTTTGTTAAAAGGATTAGCAACCTTCTTAGACGGTGCTTCCTTTGGAGTAGCTGCCATCTTCTCAACAATATCTGTCATAAGACTAACCGCTTTCTCGATGTCGCTCACCTTGTCGTTCTTTGCGAATGAAGCCGCATCAATCTCAGATTTGATAAGGTTAGATACTGCTCCCAAAATGTCCTCTTTAAAAGAGTCAGCATCAAACGATGGAACTTCTGCGCTCATTTCTTCCTCTTTTTCTTCGTCCTTTGCTTCCTCTTCAACTTCTTCAGCTTCAGGCTCAAGAACTTCAACGATAACGCCCTCTTCGGTTCTTACTACTTCACCGCTTTCTAGTTCGTGTTGCCCGTCAGGTGCTGCTACAATCTCGCCATCTTCGCCAACTACGGAAAGAGTCGCTCCGATTTCTAAAGACTCGTAACGAATAATAGTACCGTCAACAAGTTTAGCATCAACGAAAGCCTCTTCGGTTGTCTCGCTGAACAATAGTTTTTTGATTTCGGGAAGTTTTGCCCCGACAATTTCTGAAATGTTCATAAGGTTGCTTTTATTGTAAATAGCAATTGTTTTGAATTGTGCCACTTAGATTCGTACCTTGTAATATGGTCGAGATAATTATAAGCGAAGAGCAAAGAAAAAGAGCGCAAGAACTTTATGACTTTGACGAGTTGAACAACTCAATAAGTAAAGGCTGGAGTAACAAATTCGGAGCAATCGGAGAGGTGATAACTGCCGACTATTTTAAAGAAAGAAAGCGGTCTGTTGATACCAATTCAACTTACGATTTCGACCTAATTGTTGACGGTCATAAAATAGATGTGAAGTCTAAACAAACCAACGTAAAGCCGCAACCTCATTATTTAGCAACGGTAGCCAATTTTAACACTACTCAACAATGCAACTTTTATCTATTCACTCGAATACTTAAAGACTTATCTAAAGGTTGGTTGCTTGGCTATATTAACCCGGTCAAGTTTTACGAACTTGCAGACTTTGTAAGCAAAGGAGACCTAGACGTTAACGGTTGGGTGTTTAAAGCCGACTGTTATAACCTACAAATTAAAGACCTCAACCCTTTATTTTAGAGCCTTCTCGATTTCTTCTATAATCATTTTGTCAACGTCCATTTGTCGGGACTCGGAAAACACGCCCTCAACGCTGAAGCCGTTAAACGTGCCGTCCTTTACTTGCGCCCAAACTTCATCGTTGTCAACCTTATAAGAAACGAACCAAGAGCCGTTCGGTGCTTTGTCGAAACCTTTAGGCGTTGGCTTTGTATCGTCAATTAGAAAAGACTCAAACATAAACACCCCGTCCACTTCTGTCTCGTGGTCTAAGTTGGTCGCGTTTGTCTTGCCTTCCTTCATAAACTTGTAGGCAATCTTCCGAATTGAGTCAGCATCAAAGACTACATAGTACTCCCGTTCGTCCTCGTCCTTTCGGTAGATAGGGTAATCGGCAGTCATACAAATTCCGCTTACTATTTTCTTCTCTTCGTTGAGTGCGAACTTTTGTTTTTTATTAAAAGCCATCCAGTTACGCTCTATGGCTGGACGGTCAACAAGTGAGATTGCATCAAGACCCGTGTCGTGGTCGTCATCAATTGTTAAATATATTACTGGTAGTTTTTCCATTATCCGAAATTTGCTTGTGATTCTATTTGGTTTACGTTGTTCTGATTTCCCGTTACTTCTGTCTCCACGACAAACGCCTGAATTGGTGCGAGTTGTGCTTGGTCTGCTCCTCCGAGTTCTGTTGTGTTTGTTGAAACAGAATCTATACTTGGTGCAGATGATTGAGGAACGCTTGAAGAACTTGGGATTGATGGACTGCCCCCACCGGGAACGGTTGCTAATATAGTTCCGACTTGAGCCAACGAACCTAATACTGTCGCAATCATTGAAGCAATAAATATCGGAGTAGTTACTGGCGCGGCAACTCCAGTTTGAGCACCAGCCTGAGTACCTCCAGCTATTGCGGCAGATATAGCCTTTGCAGTATCAATCGCTACTTGAGCAACCGCAAACGCTTTTTGAATTGCAACCGCTTCTTTTGATTGGTCTCCACTTAATGCTACTAATTGACCCAGCGAATCTAATACCGAACCAGCAACTGATAAACCAGCCTCTCTTGCCTTTGACTTATCTTTTTCCGCTTTTATAGTTGCCGCAACGTCCTCGTCTCGGAACTTCTTACGGAGTTTTGCGAGTGCATCTTGCTTTGCCCCTTCGATGTCGGTGGCGTTGTCTCCAGCCAGTCGGGCTTGTTCTTCAAGAGCCGCGTAATATTGTTCAAGTTCAAGGAGTTCAAGTTCTCGGTTTTCCTTCCCAACCTTTGCGAGTTCTGTTTGTAGGTCGAATAGTTCTTTTTCGAGTGCCTTCTCGTTTGTTAGTTGTTCCGACTTTTGCCCTCCGATTCTTTCCTCAATGTCAAAGAGTTCTGTCTTTGCATCTTTTAGCGCAACTTGTAGGTCGATGTTGTTTTTATCAAGTGCGAGTTCTTTTTCTGCTAACTCAATTCTCTTGTTTGCTATCGCAGTTTCTTCGGCTAATTGCTTTGCTTGGATTTCTCCGAGTTTCTCGTTAGCCGCTATTCTGTCAGCAAGTGTCTGAGATATATCGTCCCGAATTTGCCTTTGGTCTTCCGCTTCCTTTTGTCGTACTAAAATCAAAGCCCGTTGGTCGGCTTCCAGTAGCTTAACCTCATTGCGAAGTTTCACAAGTGCATCAGCTTGGTTAACTGCCGCTACCGTTGCTTCTTTTACGTCAACCGCAAAGTTTTTTAAGCCATCAACTGCCGCCGCTTGTTGAACCTCATCTAAGCCAGTAGCTACCTGAATAGTTGCCGTTGCAAAGTCTTTCCCGGCTTCTTTTATCGCGTCTAAGTCTCTATCGAAAACGCCTTGAATAATTGCGCCAAGTGCCGTAAACTGGTTGGCAAGTCCTTCTATTCTGTTTGCAATGTTTTCTTTTATCGCTTCCCAAAGGTCAAGAACCGCTTGTTTAGGGTCAGAGAAAGCCGCCTTCATCGGTTCGGCTAATGCCGTAACCCTTTCAAATAGTTTTTGAAAAAGAATCTGCAAAGCCGTTGTCGCAACATTAAAAGCGTCAAGAATAACTTGATTCTGCATTAACAACTCCTTGAGGAAAATAAAGACCTCTGCCGCAATAGCAATAAGACCCAAAGACTTGAGAACTCCACCTATTGAAGTTCCAAAGCCTTTCATTCCTTTACTTGCTCCCTTTGCTCCTTTCTCTGCCGCATCGAAGCCAGTCTTCATTTCGTTGCTGAGTTTCTCCTGAGTCTGTTTTACTTTCTCAAGTTCTTCTCTTAACGCTATTATGTCGTCACTAGCTTCACCAGTTTTAACGTCTACCTCTATCGCAACCTTTGTAGCCATCTTACAGATTTATGATTCGGTAAGTAACATAAACGGTCATGTCGCTATCTCCTGAGTCTGGGTCGCCACTTGCTACGGTTACATTAAGCGCGGCATTTTCAACTAACTGAGTTGCCGTTGCAGAGCCTAAAGTTGTGGCATCCGCAAACCGTCTTATTGTTGATGCTGAGTTCTTAATAACAGTTGATGCTTGTGAGTCTGTCGCTCCAGCAGTTATCAATTCAAGAGTGGTATTTGTGGCGTAGGTAGCCGAATTGTAAACCATCTTCATTGAGGCACTTATAACCTCAATAGCGTAACCAGCCCCCGGAGCAGCAACTATCTCAATCGGTGTGGTGTTCAAGGTTAGAACGTCAGCCGTTGCAATGGTTAGTTTTGCAGTACCTTGAATGCACTCAATTCCTGAGTCGCCTCGTGTCCACAAAACCCCGTCCGCTTGGTTGTAAAAGAGTTCGCCCTTATAAATGTCCGTAGCTATCCAAGTGCCGTCCGTATGGTCGTTAGAACTTGGTACGGTTGGAACGGTTGAATTTACCGTTGACCGTTTTATTTTTATTCTTGAGTCTTGTGTTGCCATTAGTTTTCTCCGCCTTCTATTAAGTAAATAGCTGAATCGCTGAATTGTGTCTGAACTATGTCCTCTCCACCGTCAACCGTGAAGATGTTTGTGCCTCCATATAACGCTCTCACCGTGTCCTCTCCTCCATCTAAGACATCTAAGTTGTCTTGAGGTTTTCCATTTACATAAACGGTATTGCTTTCTTGAATATGAACCCCGTTACTATTTATTAACTGGACGTTGTGAAGCCCAGCATCTACCTCGTTGTCATTTCCAAAGATGGTTACGTTTTTAGTGCCTCCTCCGACTACGTTATTATCACCCTGAATTATAAACTTAACAGAACCTTCCCCTACTCTATTGTTACGACCTTGAACAGAACCAGCAAAATCGGGAAAAATATTACTTGAGCGTTTTAACTGTTTAACATTGGGTAATTTAACCTTATTAAGACCGTCCTCAATAACACCATTTTTGCCAAGTTCTAAATGTGTTTCGCTAAAAGTTACGGGTTCTTTTATTTTAATCAATTCAACCTTTGTTAAACTCTCGTTAAACGGGTTGTAGTTCATTATTTTGTTAAGCCTCCAGTAAGCGTTATCAATAACTATTTGGTCTCTGAAGTCTAGCTTATTTATATCGGTTGGTTCAAGGTAGAACTGTGCCTTCATAACCTTGCTATCCTTATCGGTTATTTCAAGAAAATAATTTCTGTGATATAAGTTAAATAGGTTAGCATTGGTTACTTGTAACGCTCCAGTATATGAATTAGCAGAATATCTAAGTTCTCTAGTTATTCCGAAGTTTATATCAAGGCTCGGTGTTAATGGATTGTCCCAATGTCCAGCGTAAGGATAAAAGGATTGAAGCGTATCAATTGCTATTGATGGTTGGTTCTGTCCTTGCTGTTGTTGATACCTGAAAACCCATTGCGGAGAACTAGGTAATAAGCCGCCCCAATAGAGAACCCTGATATTGTGTTCAGTTTGTTCTATGCCCTCTTGAATATCCTCTGCATAAATCCTTCCAATAATCCGATTGCTATCTCTATCGTTAACCAATACGGTTGGACTAAACTCTATCTCCAGTTCCTTATCCGATTGTGTAAAGTCGTTGTCAACATCAACTCTTACGTCACCGTAAACTCTTCCGTATTTGCCTTCGTATTTTGAGTTATCGTAATCGTCATCTGACTGATAAGTATATACATATCTCTTATCTACAAGTACGCTCGTTGGTTCAAGTATTATATCCTTGTCCCTTGCTAATTTATACGTCCAATCCTTTGTTCCTCCAGCCGCGTAAAAGTCGTCTCTTGTTTCAATAAGAAGATTTCTCTCATTTTCAGGGTCTACCTCGATATACAGATTGAACATCTTAATAACAGAAAGTAATAAATCAGTCATTCCTATACTTGGAACTAGCGCGTTCATTGGAATGGTTTGACCTTGAGTAATCTGCCCAGCATCTGCACCAGTTGCAGCTTGAATAAATCCTCCCGTTATATTCGTTTGATATTGAACCGGGTTAACGGAATAAGCATATACCTCCATGTATATCTTATCTCCTATGTCTAAGCGGATGGACGGAAGAAAGTAAGCAAATGTCTCGGTGTGTGTTGCGCCGACAGTATAAGTTCCATCTCCTTGAATCCAATGCTGAACATCTGATACCATTGATATTTGCCCCGTTGCCGCTTGGTATCTCTTGAACCTTACCCTAACCCAAAAAATATTGTTAAGAGGAGCAACTGGAATGACGGGAAACGGTTCGTTAGCTATTCTTTCTGTTTGCCACGTTAGTTGAGAATTAAAAACATAGTAACCATCTTGAGGGACTGTATACTCGTCATTCACATTAGACCAATTGTTGAACGGGTCAACCAGTTGGGAAAACTCCACCCTCCAAGAGTCTTGATAGTTGCCGAATACTGGATAATTTGGGTAGAACTCGGAGTTAACATCTATGGTAGTTTGAACACTTGCCGATGTTTCTCTTCGGGCTATCTCGGAGTCACTAACAACAAAGCCCTCGTTTGTGAACGGTATGATTAACCTTTTAAAAAATGCGGAGGTTAAGAATGAACTACTATAAGAAAACTCAGAGAAGCTAAATATCCTATCAAGTATCTCGTATAAAAATAAAGCTGGTCTAAATTGCTCAAGTCTCCACGCGTTAATGCCTTGAACGGTAAACGGTTCGTTGACTCCATAATCAAGCATTGGGTATACATAACCCGACGTATTATTCCAGCTTGAAGTTACTCGTCCAAAATCCCAATTGTGGTCTAGGTCGCTAAAGTCAACATAAGGAAGTCCGTTATCGTCTAAGCCGTTTAGTTCTTTATCTCCAAGTACTGAGAAGATGTTGAGCAACTTACCGATAAACACCACCTCGTAAGTGTAGGCGTGTCCCTTTTGGATTATCTTTCTTAGCTGAACAACTCCAGCCATAACCTCCACCCCGTCCGCTATTACTCTCGCCTCCGCTTTCTTATTAGGGTTAAAATTGACATCAATGTTAGAAGTGTTAGCATCGTAATTGTTGCTTATGTTAACGTCATAAATGTGTCCGAAGAGCGCATCGTTAGACTTTGTTGCTGGGCACTTTATCGTCTTACTGTATTCCGTGCTTCGCTTCTCAGGATTGCGAATGTCAGCAATCCCGTAATTAAACGAGAAATCAAAGCCCTCAAACACATCTAACCTTTTGCCTTCTATCCTAACCTCAACCACGTTGTCTCCTATTTTTAATTGAATAGCTTAACTCAAAAGTGTACTGCATTAGCTTATCATTTAGAGAAGTCTTTTTAACGATATTTCTCTGGTTTAGATTAACCGATATAAACTCGTTGCTATCATTTTCAATGTAGATATTGGGCGAAGTAACTAGGTCTTCCATCCATTCACTCTCCTCTTCGGTTAGGTAATTAGAGTTTATGGTAACCTTCTCCATTAGTTCCACGTTGTAAGTAGTCGTTCCCCTTGACTTCTTTTGGTAGTCGTAAGAATTAATTCCAAGCGTGTTAGTTTGCTGGTCGTACTTGTCCTTTTTTACGTCTATCTTCTCTATCGACTTCATATTAAAGTTGTGCGAATCAAAACCACCTAAACGGTTGAGCCAAGCTACCCGGATTGGAGCGTACTTTGAACATTCTTGTTCTATGTTAAAAGTGAATTTTTCACTCGTCAATGCGTTGGTGTTATCTCTCAACTGAATAGTGTAACTAGCAGCACCTACTAAAATAGTCGAAGGTGTTATCGATACGGTCGGGGCAAGTGGCAACATATTAGCCGCATCAAGCGTTACAATGTCAAGAGTTCCAACTGGAATGCGGAAATATCTCTTATCCCAAGTAGGGTTGGTTGATAGGTCGTTTGTTACTAACGCAGAGTTTAAAAGAGAACCTGAAGCGTTGTAACCCGAATACGCTTTTATGGCATAACTGTTTGCGCTAAACCTTTCCGTTAGTATAAACGAAAGAGCGTAGTGCTGAGATGAATCTATCTTAATCGTTCTCGGTGAATCAGTTAGGAACTTATGAGCAGTTGAGAAGCCATCTATTTGGTAATCAGTATAATCAAAGTCTAGCCAATCTATCTCGTTTCTAACTCCATTCCAAACGCTTTTAATATCAGTAAAGATAGACTCGTTTTCGTGGTAAACGCCTTGTGCATCTTTGTCCTCCTCAGTTATTTTAAGGTAGTATTCCTTGTGGTTTGTGTTATCGTAAAAGAATCCTTCCGTGCTTGTTGCGCCTATATCCACAACCCCTTCAAGATACGACTGCAAGAATCTCGATGGGTCGAAGAAAGCACTAACCGCAAAGGTCGGAAGAAGTGAACCGCTTTCACCTTGCACGGGGTAAACTCTTACTGTTCCAATCTTCGGTTCTGACGGGTAAGTTTCGGGCAGAATGTCAATCTTGAACCGTACTGTCGGAGTTAAGTTTGTAGTCTTAATAACGTAAGCGTTATCGTTGAAAGCTAACCCGTACTGCTCAGGCTCTTGCGTTAAATAAATAGCCATTATCCTTCTATAATTCTTTTGATTTCTTCGAATGTTATTTCTATATCTTCAGCTATTGCCGCCTCGACTATTCCGCCAACCTTGCTCATCATTTTGTCAGTAGCTGGTTTAATCCACTTCTTGCCCTTGTAACCTTTCTTAGCTATGTTCCTTCCGATAACCGTAGCTAACGCCCATCTGTGACCGTCCTCAAGTTGTTTATCTGAACCCATAAGCCTAGACAAAGTGTTTGGGTAAGTTAGCCAACCCATAGCTATTGCGTTTCTTATTTTCTTCGGGTCGCCTCCCGGTCCGCGTCCTCTGTCAAGAATTAAACCGTAACCCTCCATTTTTATCTGCATTCGATAGATTTGCCCGAATACTTTAACCTTTGGTTGTACCTCAATCTTCAAAGACTCGCCTAATTTACCTGAAGAAGTATGTCCTTGACCTTGCCCTTCGCTTCCAGCACTTGAGCCTCCATTAAGTGAAAGGTTTAATTCGCTTACATATTCCGCTCGGAACTCGTTAAGAGCATCTATCAGTTTATCGAATGCCATTTTGCTTCTGTTGGTGATATTCGTGAGATTGCTTCGCCTTTTGAAAACTAATAAGGTTCAAGAACTCCCGAAGCGGAAGCGCAAAGAAATAACCCCACTTTGTCGCATCGTTATTTGATAGATTGTTAACCACGTTTAACCATCCGTATTTTGTTTCAAACGTCTCAACTTTCTTTCCGCTTGTTTCTTTATCTTCTCCGCTTTCCGCACCGAAGATTCCAGTATATGTTTTGCGGACATTAGATAACTGCTCAAAAAAAAAGCGGACAAAGGTTGTACGATTGTCATAGGTGCTTGAAGCATTGCCTCAGCTACCTCCTTGT